TATCACCATTCAGTGGCACCCAACGATAGGTATCGTTGTAAGCATCGTATTGATACTTGTAACCACTGTCAAGTACTGCGTAGGATGTGGACTTATTCCAATGGTCTCTACGCCAAGTAATGATATTACTTGCTCTGTCTGACTCATTTGTTGTTGCTTTAGGGTCAACCGTCCAGAATGCAGGTGAAATGAATGCAACACAGTCCTTACGGGCTTCTGCAATTTCAACCAATGCCTTAGCAACATCGTTGTTGGTTGCATCAGCCGAAGTCGGAGCCGTGTCAGTTTCGTCATCAGCACCACCACAGATTAGAAGTGAAACATCTACTGTTTCACCGTCTTCTAGTAGAGCGTATCCTCGACTACCACCTGCTGTATAGAAATCGGCTGCGGCAGGAGCCGAACCGTCATTTCCATCTAGCAAATCACAAAGGAAAGTTTCTGCTGAATATGTTGAAGTCTCATCATTTAGAGTATCATTAAGATTTAATGCTCCCCACATGAAACCTTTACCAATTCCAATGTAGTCTGAACTACCGTTGATTACATCAACAAAATAGTTACTGCTACCATCAGAAGATTTTGCACCGTTGCAAAGGGATAAAAGTTCCCATTTCTCTAAAACTGTGCCAGGAACACCTGTAAACAGGCCATCGTGGTCGATAACTACTACATTAACTTCATCACCTGAACCACCTCGTTCAACTACCCATTCACTGCCAGCAGTACCGTAAGTAGCATCATTTGGATATTGGTCAAAGATTGAAGAAAGGTCGCTCCATTCAATTCCTTCACCCGAACCATCAGCATCGATGTAGTTGCCACCAGTGTGACCTTCATAACTGCTGTTTAGGATTACTCGAATGGAGTTACCTAATAAGCCTGGATATTTAGCAAGAATTGCTGTCCCATTTAAGGTCGCACCTTCTCTTGCATCTTCTAGTTCTTGTGAGTTCGCAACATATAGAGTTGAACTGGAGCCAGTGAAAGGAGAATCAGTATTACCTTCACTTGTTGCACCAGTTGAACCATCATAGTTTGCATTTGCGGCAGTACCATCAACACCATCATCTACACGAACTACTCTAAGAGCATTTCCGTAAGATAAGAAGTTGGCTGCTGAGAACCACCCTTTAAAATTATCATCATTTGGTTTACCGAAAATATCTACTAACATGTTTTCGCTATCGATGAGTATTACATCATCTACAGGCCCCCATTGGGCTTTAATAGCAATACCGCCTACTGTAGTTGATACAGCAGGAATAACATTTGTTAGGTCAATTTCACGGACATCTACGCCTGGACTAACTTGAAATCCCATGAGTTTTCTCCTTCTTGAACTTTAGACCACTTAAAATTAATTTGAAATTACTTTCTTTACACATTCAATGTGCATTAACAATCATATTTAGAAAAACTAAAAGTTTCACTTCGCAACAAACCACCCTGGCGGGAGGTCTTCATTCCCCGAATCTGACATCCCATCATCTAAAAACCCAAAAGGAGTCATATCTTCTTCAATATCTTTAATTTGTTTTTCATATAGCATCTTTCGTATATCTAGGTCTGTTTGGTCTTTGAAGTATGTTTGTTTGGTAAGCCAAGAAAACAACACTAAGCACATAACTAAATCATCATGGTGGCCTGTGTCTGCTTCATACGAACCTTTCTTTTCAACAAAAGTTGTTAATTCATGAAGAATATCATAATCTTCAAGAATAAGTTTATCTTCTTCAATGAGGCTTTTAAGAATAGAACAACCAACTCTTTTAACAGGGTTAGTAGTTTTGACACCTCTTTGTTGCCTGCCTGGTCCGAAGCCACCACCCGCAACCTGACCGCCTCGGCCTTTCATTGTGGTCATAATCACATTGTCATATTCTAGTTCTTCGTAAACCGTATTTGCTACCGATTCACCGATATCATTTAATTCTATAAGAACATGGGCCTCATTATATTCGGTGGCAACTCTATAAATTATATCAGGATATAGCAAAGGTGACATAGTATTGTTTCTAAACTTAGCGACTAATTTATATGGATGTTGGGTCACATCAATAATAGTAAAAGCATGATAATCAATACCAACACCTCTAGATGTGTCAACTGTCATAGCATATGTGTGGTCTTTTTGTGGCTTTTCAATAATATCAAGACCATCATTATTTCTGATGAGTGGTTTTTTCCACGCCATCATTTTTAGTTTTGGTGCAGAAACTAATGTATTCATTGAACCAATAAAATCGCATTCAAATTCCACACGGAATTGTTGTTCAGATGTATTAGCAATTGTTTGCCTCTTCCACGCCGCATCACGGCCGGGAACTTGTGACCAATGAACCTCAACAGGAACATAATCATTATCTCCTTCTTCTGCTCCCACCCATAATTTGTAAAACAAATTTAATCCTTTTGGAGTGGATACGATTAAAACTTTTGATTCTTTACCAGAAGCAATAGTTGGATATACCGAACTAAAGAATTCTTCTGCAACTTCTTGAGGAACATAGGCAAATTCGTCTAAAAAAACCATATTAAAAGAGCCACCACGAACTGCACTAGATGAAGTGGAGGATGCTAAAATTCTTGACCCGTTTTCTAAATCAATAGAACTTTTATTCCATTCCTCTACACCCTGTTGCATCCATTTAGGAAGATTTTCATATGCCATTTTTAAACGACTTAGAAGTTCCCTTGCAGTTTGTAATTTATTAGCAAGAATGCCCACCGTAACTTGCGGATTGAATAAAACATAATGTAAAATATAAGCAATAACAGAAGTAGATTTACCACTTTGTCTTGGATATTTTGTAATAACAAATCTATTATTGTGAATTATATCCAAGAGTTCTCTTTGAAAATCCCAAGGTATGAATGGTTGAATACCTTCGTCAAGTGTAACAATCTTTACATAATTTTCAATAAAATAGATTGGGTTGTTCTGACATTTAATATACTCCTCAACTTGTTCGGGAGTAAAATGTACAGGAACATTCGCAGGTTTTAGATTTGGATTACCTAGATACGAATCAGGTATCAGTTTGTCCGTCATTCTCAATTACCTCACCGTCGATGATATCATCTTCTCTTTGAGTTGTCAGAAACTCTTGTAAATCTTTTGTTGAACCAAGATAAATTGCATTATTTGTAATACTTTGAGCAGTTTGTCCGCCCTTTTCGAATTTACGAATATCTTTTAGTTTTTGATGAAGATTGATTAAGTCATTATTTGCTTCTGTGATTTGTTTCATAATAATAGCCGCAACTTCATATGCTCTTGGAGATTCACCTTCACCTGCCACTTCAAGAATGCCATCTAAAGCACCTTTGCCCGTATTAATAATTTCTCTGAGATTTTTTCTAACGGTTGTGTAATCATTATCAATGTGTGGGTTTTCATTTGACACGATAGGATATCCGCCAGCGGTACTACCATCATGCCCATCGTCATGAACTATTGCTTTTGTTTCTTTTGTTTCTTTTACTTTTTCTGTTTCCACATTTAAAGCATCAGACAACTTTTCATCTACTGTTTTTTTCTTTTTAGGCATAATTATTATTCAAACCATGTACTATCAATATCTTTGAATAGTTCCTTTTCTATAACTGCTTCATAAGTATCAGGTCCAGTTGCACCAGGCCCTGTTGCACCCTTTTCTCTGTCAATTGAAACTGCATGTGCTTTCATTCTTACTAAGTCTTTTTGTTCGGCTGCATTTCTATCAAGAGCCTCATCTAATGAGTCATGAAAGGACACAGCAGAAGTAAGAATAGGTTTTGAATCCCGAATAGGTCCATAGAAATATGTTTTAACATCAAAATTTAAAGACCACAGTATAGTTCTTCGTTCTTCGAAACTATCTTCATATAAATCTTCAGAACTGATAGAGGTTAAGGTTATTGGAATATCAATCTGTTTATCAATTTCTGTAAAATTAACAGTTACTGTAAATTCTGGTGTGAAATAAGGAAGGATTTGTTCAATGATTCTTAATCCTGTATCCATATTTTTTGTCATAATATACAAACCAAATTCTAAATTGTATGGTACTTCAGCATATCGATATAATTGTTCTTTCTTTATTTCATCATAACCAGTAACTCCAGACGAATCATGCGTTTTCATTGTTTGCATGATTGTGTTTCTTTTTCTAGAAGCATCATAGGTATAATTGATTATATCAAAACCCATTCTGGGCAAAGTCATAGAGAAAGTACGACCGTCTTCTAATTTTCCATCTTTGATTCTATTATACCATTTCTGTTTTGGTGCATATGCTAAAGGAACACGAAGAATTTCATCTTCTATGTTTACATAAATGTCATTGAATAAAGAACCAAATGCAATGACACTTTTTCTAATACTTTGGTGATAAAATGGTATACTGGAAAACATTAGTCGATATCCTCTCCGAATGGATTATTTTCTGTAAAATCTACAATATCATTAAACTCCATATCAATATCAACATTATCATTGAAACCACTGTC